AAGGTAAGAATCCTAAAACAGCAGTACAAAAATATCATAATTTACTAACTAATAAAATGAGTGGAGATGAGGAAAAACAACTAAGACATAAATGTATGAGAAATACAGGTTTATATATCACTTGGTTAGATGATAAAGATAAAGTATACGACATAGAAGATTTCAAGGGTAATAGTGCTGGTAGTACAGCAATGTATCTTGCATCTGAACAAGGTGCTGATGAAGTATTCTTACTAGGATTTGATTTATCAACAATAGATAAACCTTTGAGTAATGTATATCTTTGGAAAGATTATAAAATAGGATTTGATTCTACTACATGGCAAAATCAAATGAAAACAGTTATGAGAAAATTTAAGAATGTACAATTCACTTGGGTATCATCTATGTTAGAGAATGATAACTTTCAAGGAATTGATAATTTGAGATATATGAGTCACAAAGTATATACGAGGTATTTGGATGAATACAAATAGAGAAATGGACTGGTGGATTAAATGGTTTTCGAGTATCATCTTGATGATTGGAGCTGCAACAACAGCATTGAACCTATATCCTTTTAATATGTATTTTCAATTTACAGGTATTACTGGTTGGTTAATTGTAGGTATTATGTGGAATGATTGGGCATTGATAGTTGTTAATATTGTAGGTTCATTAATACTACTTACAGGTATTATACATTATCACTTTTACACTGATTGGGTATTAACAATCTACGATAGTTATATTAGAGTAAGTTTATGAAAGTATTAGTTTATGGAAATGGCGAATCTAGAAAAGACTGGAACATAAAGAAAAAATATGATGGTTTTACAACATGGGGTTGCAATGCAATCTATAGAGATTGTAAAGTTGACAATCTAGTTGCCATTGATTATGAAATACAACAAGAGATATACAAGTCTGGTTATCCAATTCGCCATGATAGTTGGTTTGCAGATTGGTCTATATTAGATAATTTTGACCCAGAGTTTGTAAAAGTAAGTTATTCACCAGAACATATATTTGAAACACCTAAGAGAAATAACAATAGTGGTTATGGTTGGTATGATAGAACAAAATGTGTGATTCAAGGAAAGGAATATAAAACAGCAGAAAAAAACTTTCAAGATATGATAACTAAGTTCCCACATCTAGATAAAAATGATGTGAAAGTAAAGTGCTTTAAGAATGTAGGTCTTTATATCACATGGGTAGAAGATGAAGACAAAATTAAAAACATAGAATTCCCTAAAGATTGGTGTGCTGGTGCAACTGCAATACATCTGGCTTGTCAACAAGGTGCAAAGGAAGTATATATGTTAGGATTTGATATGAGTAGTTATGATATTCCTCTGAACAACATCTATAAAGGAACAGATAACTATTTACCATCAGAATCAAAAGGATTTAGTACAGACAACTGGGTTAATCAGTTAGTACAGGTGTTTAAGGAGTACTCAGACACTCAATTTTACTGGGTAGATGATAAGAACAAGAGTTGTATAGCTTTTCAAAAGAAATACGATAATGAACTACTGAGAAAAAATGTTGAAAGAATTAACTATAAAAAGCTTGACAAAGTATGTCAAGTGTAGTATAGTAACAAGAATAACTATCATAAATAGTTATGTATTGAAAGATACACAAATAAACATACGATAAAATACATTAACATACGGAGAAAAATATATGTCGTTAGATAATCTAAAAAGCAGTGGGTCACTTAATAAGTTGTTAGATGCAGCTAAAGGTGAAACTGCACCCCAAGAGAAAAAATCATACGTGGATGAAAGACTGTGGAAACCTGAACTAGATAAATCTGGTAATGGATATGCAGTACTTCGTTTCTTACCAGCTGTTCAAGGCGAAGACTTGCCATGGGCAAAAGTTTGGAATCATGCATTTCAAGGCCCTACTGGTCAATGGTATATTGAGAACTCTCTTACAACACTCAGTAATAAAGACCCTGTATCAGAACACAATACTGCATTGTGGAATACAGGTTTGGAATCTGATAAAGAGATTGCTCGTAAACAGAAAAGAAAATTACAATACTTCTCAAACATTTATATAGTGAGTGATGCAAAACACCCAGAGAACGAAGGTAAAGTATTCTTGTTCCGTTACGGAAAGAAAATCTTTGACAAGTTAACTGCAGCTATGTCACCAGAGTTTGAAGATGAAAAAGCAATCAACCCATTTGATTTTTGGGAAGGTGCTAACTTTAAACTTAAAATCAGAAAGGTAGATGGTTATTGGAACTATGATAAATCAGAGTTTGAAGATACATCTAAACTATTTGAAGATGACAGTGAAGCAGACAAAGTTTGGAAAGCACAACACTCTCTTGCAGAGTATACTGCACCATCAAACTTTAAATCATATGATGAACTAAAAACTAGACTTGATGCAGTCCTTTCTGGAACTGTAAGAGTTGGTAATGTTGCCGATAGTATAAAAGAGGCTCCTGTAGCAGCTCCTAGAGTTGATACAGCACCTCAATCTTCTCAAACAATTACAACACCTGTAGTTGAGAAAGAAGAAGATGATACATTAGCATATTTTGAAAAACTAGCTGAGTAGACTATGGAGTGCCTTTATTTTATAGAGGCACTTTTCTCAAACATTTCTATACAATCCTTATAAATAAGTCATGGCAAGAAGCAAATATATCGAAAGTGTCTTAAAGGCAGCAGGTGGTAGACCTAAGTCAACCCAATGGTTTCGTGATAAAATCAAGGAATTTGGTACACCAACATCTGCTAATTTGATTCGTGATGGTAAAAGAACATCAGTGCCTACCTTTGGTCTGTTGAATATGTTTGTGTATGACCCTAAAGGAAAGAAAGAGTTACCTTATTATGACACTTTTCCTTTGGTGTTACCTATTGAAAAATATGACAATGGGTTCTTAGGGATTAATTTACATTATTTGTCTATGCCAATAAGAATTAGATTATTAGATAGACTAGTAGATTACAGTAATAACGATAAGTTTGATAAATCTACAAAGTTAAGAGCTAATTATAGTAACTTAAAAAAGATAGACATAATTAAACCTTGTTTAAAAAGATATCTAGCAAGTCATGTTAGAACAAAGTTTAGAAAAATAGAAGCAGATGAATTTATGATTGCAACTTTATTGCCTGTACAGAGATTTAAGAAACAATCTGATAGTCATGTATTTGCAAAATCAAGAGGAATGATATAATGGATTTTGGAAGTTTAGTAGAAGCAGGTTCAGCTGCAGTTTTAAATGAATTACTAGCACCAATGAGAGATTCAGATGGTATTGCTTTAGCATCAAGGTATGAAGTAAGATTCTTGCCACCATCAGGTAGTAGGGGTTCAGGTGGAACAGGTGCATCACAAAACTTATTCTCAAAGATATTGTTTGAAGATGTAGGTGGTGGTATTACAAAAGATGTTGCATATCAATGTAACGCAATATCATTACCAAGTCGTGGTTTAACAACAGTGCCAGATGAAACTATATACGGCCCTGCTAGACATCTAGTTCAAGGATATACCTTTGGTGATGTTAGTGCAAGTTTTTATTTACATAATGACATGAGAGAAAAGAAATTTTTTGAAACATGGCAAAGAATAGCATTTAATCCACAAACATTTGCAATGGGTTATTATGATGATTATGTTGGTAGTGTGCAAATATATACACTAGACCAACAAAACAATAGAAGATATGGTGTTGAGTTAGTTGAAGCTTTTCCTGAAACTATTTCAGAACAAACTCTTTCTGGAGAACCTAGTTCTACAGCATTACAGGTACAAGTTGGTTTTAAATATAGATATTGGAAAAATCTAACAGATGAAGCAAACTTACCTAAACCATTATTAGACAGATTACAAAACGTAATAGGCAACCAAGTTGAAAGACAGTTGTTAAGTAAAATACCAAAAGTATTAAGTAGATTATAATTAAGGAGTGAAAAATTATGGCTTTACCAAAACTAGAAACACCAGTTTATACATTAACTATACCATCAACAGATGAAGAAATAAAGTATAGACCATTCTTAGTAAAAGAACAAAAAAGAATGATAATGGCACAAGAATCTGAAGATGACAAACAGATACTTGATGCAATGATACAATTAATTCGTGACTGCACATTTAATAGTATAAACCCAAGTACGTGTCCATTATTTGATGCAGAGTATATATTTTTACAGATAAGAAGTAAATCAGTTGGTGAAACTATATCTTTAGATATTACTTGCCCAGATGATAAGAAAACTATAGTATCAAAAGATATACCTATAAGTGAAATTAATATATCTGTATTTGATGACCATTCAAATGAAGTAAATATAACAGATGATATTAAGGTAACTTTTGATTATCCTTTATTAACATCTTATGCAACTTATAATCAAGCATCAATGTCAGAAATGGCTTTTGTAGTAATAAATGATTGTTTAAAAGACATATCATGGGGTGAAACAACATACAATAAAACAGATATAAGCAAAAAAGAATTAGATGATTTTATTGATAGTTTAAACACTGAACAATTTGAAAAAGTTATGAAATTTTTTGAAACTATGCCTAAATTAAGACTTGTTGTTGAAGTAGACAATCCTAATACTAAAGTAAAAAGTGAAGTAGCATTAGAGGGTTTAAGAAGTTTTTTAGTATAGGGCTTTCTCACGAGAGCCTAAAAAATTACTATAAAAATAATTTTGCACTCATAACACATCATAAATACTCTTTAACAGAGTTAGATAATATGATGCCATGGGAAAGAGAGATTTATATGGGTTTAATGTCTAAATACATAACAGAAGAAAACAAAAGAGTAGAAAAGGAAAATAGGAAAATGAATGGATGATAAACCAAAATTATCATATTACAATAAACCAGAAGATATGACTGAAACAAAGAAAATAAATATAGAACTAGAAGTAGACACTAATGTTGTTGATTCCAGTAAAAATAAATATCAATCATGGATAGACATGGCAAGAGCTGTGGATGCATGGAGAATATTTCCTAGAACATTTTTAACAGTATACATCATATTACTCTACAAAGTAGTCATATGGTACATGGACTTATTAGCTCCCACAATGGAACAATCTGGTTTAGTCAGTATTGTTGTTGGTGCTGGTGCAGCTTGGTTTGGACTATACACAGGAACGAGTAAAAAATAATGGCTGAAAATGATGATAAAAGCATAGTTGGGTTAAATAAACACATTGCAGACCTTAATCAGAATGCTGGGCTTCAAACAATACACAGCAAAAAAATTGCAGATTTAACTGTTAAAAGGAATCAGATGGCTGCCAAGGCAAGTGGTCTTTCTGAAAAGCAAGCTGGTC